TGTGCCGTGTATGCGGTATCTCAAAAATACAAAGCAGCCATGAAACAACCGGTACAGCAGTTCCGCATACGTGGCACGATCGACAACAACAGGGGCACAGTGCTGTCCTTTACGGATAAAAACGTCCTGAGTTTCCGCATTGCCAATCAGTGCACTGCTTCCAGTACGCTGAAAATCGGAGGTGTATATGTCGGCGAACTTTCGGCGGCATTTACAGGACTGCCTGCATGGTTTCGCTGGAATCCCTATCGGGAAGGAACTGT